TCCGCCGTGCGCTGCATCACGTGGCGGATCGCCACGTTGGCGATGTATCGGTCATCGCGCTTGCCGTCCGAAGGGGGATCAGGCCATTGATCGCCGTCGACAAACGCCATGTTTTCCCGCATGCGGTCGAAATCGACCTGCCAGTGCTTTTTGGCGCGGCGCACCCGGTCGCACCAGCGGCGGACCAGTTTCTTCACCTGCTCCGGGGGATCAGGCATCTCACGGTTGACGAAGGTGTTCCCCGCTGTCGGGTCCACCGGGGGCGCTGGGCCACCCATCCCTGTCGGGTCCCCCATCATCGGGGTGGGCGGGGTCATCAGATCCGACATCACCAGCCTCCGCCGCCGAAGCCCACCTTGACGGAGCGCTCGGCTTGTTCGCGTTGCAGCTTGAGCCAGCCAAAGGTGCCCTCGACCTGTTCCGCCGGCTTTTCCGCCGCCCGCGCCCCCACCTGCAGCGTGAGGCCCAGGCCGATATAGGCAAGCGTATCCACGAAATCGTCATGCGCATCGAACGGAAAACGCAGGAGCTGTTCGCGCGCTGCCGGCCACCAGGGCGCGCGCTCCGGGAAATGCACCCGCATCATGGACATCCGGCCCTGAATGGATTGCGCGCGGGTTTGCTTGTCGGCGATGGGTTGCATCTCGATCAGCGTGGCGAAGGTCTGGGTCTCTAACATACGTTTCCGCAGGAAAGGCCCGATCGATTTGGAAATGTGCGAGCGTTCGGCCCACCAGAACAGAGGCTTATACGCGCGCATCATGCGCAACATAGCTTCCGTCGTCTGTTCGGCGGTCATGTTGCGCCAGATCAGATCGGGCAAGATCCACAGATGATCATGCGTGTCCACGCCAACCACCATGAGGCACGTCTTGTCTGCCACCTGCTTGAGCGACACCGCGTGGTCCGACGCCGCGTAGTGTCTGAGATTGGGCGGCAGATCGTTCGGCCGATACGTTTGCAACCAGTTGACGCTGAAGAACGTGCCACCCGCAGGTGATGGTTTACCCTGATAGAGCGCGCTGAAGCCACGTTCATCGCGTCGCTGCACACCCAGGAGAAATTCACGGCCGAACCGGCCGGGCCACAGGGCCTCGCCCTCACGCCGCTTGAGCGGGTCCTTGCCATCCGTCAGCGCCAACGCCGGCAGATCGATGATCTTCCATTCGGCGGCCTCTTCCGGATCGTAGTAGCTGTTCTGCGGGTCAGTGAGCCGCCCGATCAGGTCATCCTGATGCCAGCGGGTCTGAATGATCATGATCCGCCCGGTCTCGTCCATCAGCCGGTTGGCCATCACCTGGGTGAACCACGTCCACAAGGTATCCCGGATGGTCGGGCTGTCGGCCTCCATCCGGTCCTTAAGCGGATCATCGATCACCAGCACATCGCCGCCGCGCCCGGTGATCGTGCCGCCGCGTCCGACGAAGGCCATGATGCCGCCCTCGGTGGTCTCCAGCCGATCGGCGGCCTGGCTGTCATCCTTGAGGATGGTGTTGGGGAACACCTGGGCATACGCCGGCGATTGCATGATGTCGCGCACCGCGCGGCCGATGTCCTGGCCGTATTTCTCATTGTAGGTGCCGAAGATGAAGGACAATTCCGGGTGTTTGCCCATGAACCATGCGGGGAACATTTTACTAGCGAGCTGGGTTTTCCCGTGACGCGGCGGAAGGCTGATAATCAGCCGCTTGTAGTGGCCCTTTTCCAGCTCTTCCAGCGCGGCGCAGATCACCCGGTGGAACCGTTGCGCGTCGTAGCGCGAGTAATCCGGGTCGGCGTGGAAGTTCGGCACCGGCATCATCAGCCGTGTGAACGCGAGCACCTGTTGCTCGGCGTCCAGCACGGCGATGAGCCGCTTGAGGACCAGTTCGTAGCGGGTCTGGTCCGGTGTCACGTGATGACGATCTCATTCGATGGCGGCGCCGTGGTCGAGCCAACCGCGTTGGTCGCGGTGACCGTGCAGGTCGCTGTCATGCCGATATCCGCCGACAGGATGGGATAGGCGTTGCTGCCCGCGATCTCGATCCCGTCGATCGTCCAGAGGTAGCTGTAGTCGGTCGGTTCGCCCTCCCAGTTGCCCATCGTGCAGTTCAGGACGTTGGCGTCCTGGGACACGTAGGGCGCATCCACGTTCACCGGGGGGTCGGTCGGTACCGGTGTGGGTGGTGTCTCCCCTGCGATCACCCCAGGGGTCATGCCAGGGAGCGGCGTGGTGCCTGTGTTCGGCGTGGGGATAGGTGGATTGGTCCCCGGAGGGTTAGCCCCTGGCGCCCATTCCGGGACCGGTGGCGTGTCGGGTGGGTTGGGCGGCTGGGTGCCGTCCTTGCCAGGGGGCTCATCGACGGGCGAGGCGGCGTCAATGGGTGGGTCGGACATGGTGATCCTCCTGTTTCAGGTGATGGTGAAGGTGTTCGACACGGCAGGGGTCGGGCTGGCGCCGATGGCCTTGGCGCTGACCTGATAGGTACCCGCCGCCAGCTTGCCGAAGCTGTTGGTAAAGGTGCCGGACGGATGGATCACCGGCGCCATGATGGTGGACGCGACCACGGTCCCCTTGTTCAGGTTCAGCGCGACATTGGCCACGCCCACGTTCGGCAGGATGGTGCCGCTCGCCGACACCGCCGTGGCGGTGGTGGTGTCGCCGATCGCACCTAGCGTGATCGAGCCGGTTTTCATCCAGTTGCGATAGGCGGTCTTCAGGTAGCGGAACACCGAGTTCGGGTGAGGTTGAGGTGCCACGGCCATGCTGGGTTACTCCCCTGCTGCCGGCAGTTCAGTGGGTGCGCCCTGTTCGCCGCCCGCAACCCGCATGGGGCGCACATTGTCAGGCATCGAGGTCTGGTTCCGGTCGAACTCCATGCACTGCATCTGGATATGCTGGATCAGTGGCGCGCTCAGCTTGAACGGCGCTTCCGCCAGCAGGGACATGACGGTGTTCCACTCCTGTGCGTTCATCTGCACGGGGACGACATCGTTGACGTTCATGGCAGTTGGTCCTCCAGGATGTGCATGCGTGTGTTGAGCGTGCGCAGCGCGTTGATGATGGCGTAGGTCAGATCGCTGGGGTCGAGCAGCCGGATGTCATCCACCAGTTCACTGTCGATCAGGCCCTCGGTGCGGGTGACCAGTTCCGGCCAGTGTTCCTCAGCGTCCTGCGCCACCAGACCAGCACGTAGCTTGCGGTCGAAATGGTGGATGCTGGACCCGTTGATCACGTCGTTACCCTTGAAACGATAGGTGACCGGCTTGAGCTTCAGCAGGTCATCCAGGCCACGCGTATAGGGTCCTGTGACGTGCTTGATCCGGCGGTCTGACGTGTCCGCCCATGATCCGCCGCCGGGCTTCCAGCCCTGTCCGGCGATGGTGAAATCCCCGGCGTTGTTGGCAGAGAAATGCGCTGTGCCATCCGCCCCGCGAAAAAACAGGATGCCTGTGCTGTTCTGGAATATCAGGTCACATTCGTCTCCCACACGGAACTTCCATCTTGCGTTGGCATCATCTGCGGTGAGCGTGGCTTGTCCCGAACCTGTCCCAACCAAGACCTGAGTTGATCCTTGCACCGTGGCCCCGGTCACCGAACCACCGGACGCTGTAGCGAGGTTACCCCCTGTGATGGTCCCGGTGACCCCAAGGGTCCCTGCAACCGTCATGTTGGTAGCAACGCCCAGGCTCTTGACCGAAAGACCATTGGTGATGGACGCGCTATTAGCGGTCAGCACACCCGTGACCGTCACAGCACCTGCCGTGAGTGTGCCGCTCACGCTACCGCTGCCGGTGATCGTCAGACCGTTGCCACCGAAGCCGCCGCCCGCAAGCACGTTCGCGGCTGCCGCAACATTGCCCTCGGTAGCTACCACAATGGTCGCCCTGAGTGGCCCAGCCAACGTCATCGAACCATCGCCGCCGAACAGGGTCATCAGGTTCCCGTCAACCGGGCTGACATAGGTCAGGTTGTGGGTCACGCGGTTGTATTCAAATCGCCAGAGATCGCTGGTAAAATTGATCCGTGACAGGCTGGCGTTCGAGAACAGAAAGCTGCCCTCGTCGCCCCACACTACCGTGTTGCCCTTCACAAGGCCGCCCGCCACAATAGCGCCCAGCGCAGTCACACCGCCGATGTCAGTGATGCTGAACGCTTCAGTTGTGCCGACCATGTAGCGCAAACGATCATTGCCGCTGGACGTGTATTGTAGATACGCCCCTGGCGGCCCGATCCAGCCAGCCTTGGTCGCGGTGGACGCCCCCTTGAAATCAATGATCTGTTCAGCGCTCATGCGCAGCGCCGCTATCGGGAACCCATAGCCGGCTGGTGCCACCGCCGTGCGCGCGTCATACACCTGGTAGGTGTTGACCGATGAGACACCGAAGCAGGATTTGGTGACAGCCCGACCCAGATCGCCACTGTAGTTGTATCCCATGCCGAACACGACATTAGGACCAGTCGCGTTCTGCTTGCTGCCGCCCAGATGGATGCCCAGACGCTGCCCCACCGCACTTGGTAGGCCCCCATCATCATCGCCGTTCGCGTGATGTCCGATCTCCATGCCAAGGAACCCAGAAGACCCCGGCGTGCTGGTGCCGACATTGGTGTAATCCGCTGCCGTGACATGAATACCTGCGACCCATGCCGTCCCAGCCATGCGACGGATCGAGGATGAAATCCCGACATGCTGCGGCCAGTTGCCCGTCACGCTTCCTGGTGGATCAGGTGGGATGCTGGTGTTGTGGCTGTCCGAGTAGAGGTTCTGGGACACATGGATGCCCCACAACGAGGTCAGCGATCCCGCACAGTCCTGGGTGTTCACCAACAGCGCCGTGGTCACCGCGCCCGGTGTGCCACC